TCACCCACCCTTCAACGCCTTCAGTACCTGCATCAGCCCATCGGAAAGCCACACCCCAAACCCGGTCCCGGCCATGGCGGCGCCGAGGATGTAGCCCCGGCCGATCTGCTTGATCTTCTGGTATTCGGCGACGAACTCCTCGGTTTCACCGATGCGCTGCGACAGGGCCTTGTTCTGCTCGAGCAGACGTTCGTTCTGGTGCTCGACCGTGTTCAGACGGTCGTGGATTTCATCATTGCCGCTGCGATTTTCGTCCACCTTGCGGATCAGGGCATCGAGCTTGCCCTGAACCTCTCCCAGATGACGCGCGAGATCGACCGTCATGCCCTGCCCTCGTTATTTGATGATTGCGCGCAACCCGGCAACGCCCGAGCCGACATAGAAGACCCACTGGATCATGTTGCCCGCCCAGGCATCGAGCGGGGCGGGAAAGGCGGCGATCGTCCAGGGCTGCGCATAGATGCAGTCCGGGCACCAGAGCATGTTGTAAAGACAGATCGCCGCCCACCAGACGGCAAGCGGCACGAGGAAGAAGCCGGCAAACAGCCAGAACCACGGCACGGCGAACTTCGCCTTGTTGAGCGCCGCCATCTCGCGGGTCTCGGCAACCACCTGCCGCAGATATTCCGCCGTCAGCTCCGCCTCGATCTTTTTGCTGTCGTTTTGAAGCTCTGCCCGCTGCTCGATCAGGTCGGCGGCGCGGTCGAGAAGACCGCCTGCGCCGAGCCTGGCGAGCCATGTCACGAGTGCGGCAATCATACCCACACCTCGTGACCGGTCAGTGTGTTGATCCGGCGCGCGATGACATCGCGGTAGCGCCAGGCGAACCAGAGTGCTGCGGCAACGGCAACGCCGCCGACGATCCAGCCGACCGGCAGGCCGGACGCCCAGGCGAGCGCGCCGGTTACCGCAGCCGAGGCCCCGGACTTTTGCGCGGCATCCTTCACGGCTTTCATGTCGCGGCGCAGCTGGGCGATGGTCGCTGGACCGATGATGCCGTCATTTTTGAGATGCGGATGCGCCATCTGATAGGCGAGCACGGCGGCCTTTGTCTTCTCGCCGAACCAGCCATCGATCGCGCCGGGATCGAAGCCACGTTTCGTCAGCATGGTCTGGACATCGCGCACGACGGGATCGCCTGTTTCCGGCGCGGTGTTCGTGACCTTTCGCGGAATGGCCTCCGGCGCGGAAGCATCCACACCGGTATAGACGCCCTGTTCAAACAGCAGCGCCTCTTCCCTGCGCCGGCGCACAAGCCCGGGTAAGCGCTTTCCCTTCGAGGTGTTGTAATGCGAGGCGAGATAATCGGCCGCCGCCTTGACCTTGCCGGCGCGCCAGAGCTTGCCGAAGCGCCATTTGCTGACCACGCGGCCGCCGAGATTATAAGCAGCGCTGGTTGCGGCATCGAGCTGATATTGCGTGCGATCCGCCGGCGAGTTGGCGACGACTTCTTTCGCATAGCCCTGATTGAGCACGGCGCGGAAGATCCGGTCGCCGTCCTCAACCGAGATTGTCGTCTTGCCGGGGACGATCCGCGTGATCCCGATCTTGGCCAGTTCCAGCCGGCAATAGGGCGAGTTCATGGTGAAGCCGGCAAAGAGCGTCGGTGTGCCGGTCGGATCGAGATAGGCGACAGTGGGCGCGCCCTCGTGCCCGCGCACGAAGGCTGCCCCCGGCTCGGAGACCGTGGTGATTTCCATTTTTGGTTTTCCCTTGGGTTTTCCGGGCGACGCCCGGTTACTCAGCTTGTCGTGGCCATACGTGAGCCCATTACCAATTTGACACTTGCCAAGGCTCGCCTATGGCCTAGTGTGACAAACCTATGACAACATTATTCCTGCGCACTCTTGCCATCGGCGTGCTGGCCTTTATCGTCTTTGCAACGATCTCTCCGATCGGCTTACGGCCGAACGATATTCTGCCGGTTGATATTGACCGGGCACTGGCCTTCGTGCTTCTCGGCATGCTGTTCGTGTTGGCGTTTCCGAATCATTGGCTCTATGCGGCCATTTTCGTACTGCTGGGCTCTTTCGCCATCGAAGCGCTGCAGCATCTTGCACCGACGCGACACCCCAGGATTGCCGACGCCAATATCAAAGCCGTCGGCGCAGCTGCCGGAATTGCACTTGGGTATATGCTCAACCGCATCCGACTGAGCTATACAAACCGGGCCCTCCGATAAGCTTCACAAGTGCGTCATCCGATAGGCGCAGCAAGTCACTCAGGCAAAGCGTTCGGCCGGCGTTGCCGGTTCCGGCGCGACCACATGAGCCACCAGTGCCGCCGGCAGCGACGCGCCGTCGGCCAGACGGAGATTGACGTGGTAGCCGTCGACGGCCGCCATCTCCGGATAGGCGATGCCATCGCCGCCGGTTACGGTCTCGCCGGTCGGGGCATAGACGAGACCGTCGCAATCCGCACCCACGGGTTTGAGCGCCAGCATGCCCGCCGGCAGGCCGGTATCGCGGTAGCCAAGGCGGGCCGCCTCCCCCTCTTCGGCTGGAACCGCTAGGCTCGCTGTATTGAGAACGGCCAATGCCTCAGCATGATCTTCGAACTTCAGAAAGACATCACGCATAGGGCACCGCCAGTCTTTTGAGGTCGGTATCCGACATCCGGAATGGCCAGATCACCATTTGATCAAACCACCCAGGGGCAAAGCGAAACGGACTGCCGTCTCGGCCCAGGAATACTGTCTCAAACGCGCTATCGATTCGGTAGGAGTTGGATACGACCGGATCGCCGTTGAGGCTCCCGTGCTTGCTGTTTTTGGAAGCGCTATTTGCCACCGCGACCCCAAAAGGCGGCAGCGGGCTTGTGAGCGTCCCAAGATTTATCGCGTTGTTATTCCCGATATAAACCACGCCGGGATTTGGGCCGAACCCGATAACTCTTCTGGACAGGTTGTCGCCAACAATTCGCCCCCCGCCATTGGAGAAGCCCTGCCCTTGCACCAAAAGGCTCATTTCATCTCGCTGCAAGAGCGAAGCGATAGGCTTGGAAAGCCGCGCGTTTTCTGCGGGGCGAGTGACGGCGCTGCCGCTGGTCGGGATGTAGGACGTCGCGTGTTCGCCTTCCTCAACCTGCCAGCCCCAGTGCTCGATTGCTGCGCCCTCAGGGGGCGTATTTGAGTTGCTATCCCCTATCATGGAATTATCGAACGGGTCGAAGCGCCACCGGATAGTCGTGCTGACCATGTCTTCGGGCCATTTGACTGCGAACTTATACCGTCGCCATTCGTCCGTTAGTTCCTCACTAACTGCTGACGTCAAACTCTCCAGACCGGTCGCTCCATATGCGTAAAATCGGACAATAGGCTTTAAGCCTACGGCATCGACAACGCGGAGCCATACAGAGAACGTCTGTGTTTCTGCGGAGGGCGTTATTGATACGCCACGCTCCAGGATCGGATCTGTTTCTCCTGTACAAACGCTCCGGACGGCATTCATTGAGCCATCGGGAGCAAGATAACCGGAAGTGGAAACGCATCTTGAGCTGCCGAGACCTCCCAGGCCAGTAGAGTAGGTCAGCAGGTTCGTTGCAGGCCCCTCCAGCAACAATTGCCGCCGCCCATTCGTATAGTCAAAGCGCGGCACATCGGCCGCAGCCGTATGGATCAACCCATCCGCCCCGACATAGGTCGCCGAGCCGGGCCGGCTAAAATCAATCATCTCCGCAAAACCAGCGTTTCGCATGGTTCACCTCGCATATCTGTCAGTGGAAAAATCAAGAATGGCGGCCGGCGATCTGCCGATCCCGTCGGCATCGCCCGCCGCATAAGCCGGCAGTTCCCACCAGCCTTCGGTGATGGCGTAACGGTTGCCGCCAAAATCCAGATTGGCGGCCGGGCCGAACGTCAGACCCGTTTCGGCGTCGACGGCCGGAAAGGCGGCGGACGCCCACCAGCGCCCGCGCCCCGGCGGCCGCATGGTCGCAAGGCTCAGTCCGATTGTCAGGGATGGCATGGTCTTACTCCGGCCAGTGTCTGTCTGAGGCGAAGTCGGCCGGGATCGAAGACAGATCCTTCAGCGCCCGGGCGGCAAAGATATGCGCCTGCTTGTGGGCAAGGGCCGCCTGGCCAAGCGCATAGAGGGTCGCCGCATCCATTTTGTGCGTGCTGTTATCGGCGGCAATCCACACAAAGTCACTGGCGCCGCCATGCCAGCGATAGTCGCCGGCCTCAGCGCCGTCGATCATGGCGCCAAGGGCGGCCGTCGCCGCGCCGGCAATGTTCTCCCGGTCTGCGGCCCGGGACTGGTAGAGGACGCCGTTGAAGACAAAACCCGCCGCAATCCGACGGTCGCGTTCGGCATCGACGGCATGGCGATGCGCGCGGTTAGCGCGCTCCCGGGCGAAGGCCTCGACCGCATCGTGATGCGCATCAAGCAGGGCGTGGAGATCGTCCGGTGTCGGAAAGGCAGCATCGACCTGCCAGTCGAGGATCACGGCGGAGCCGACGCGCGCGCCGGTGTCGTCATCGACAATATGACCCGTGCGGAAGTCTTTGCCCGGCTCTGCGCCGGGATAGGCCAGCGACAGAAGATAGCCGAGCGTATCGTGATCGAGATCCGGATTGAGCGCATTGGCGCTGTCGGGCGTGAGTGTTGTCGCCATTACTGGTTCCTCGCATATTTGGCCCGGACATAGATCTCGCGCACCGCCCAGTCATAGTTCTGGCAACGCAGGCCGGTGATGAACATGCCGGCCGGGCAGTCGACCGTATTGCCGGTCGTTTGGACCGTGCCGATCTCATAAGTGCCGCTGTCGTGCTGGACGCGGGCGCCGGCGGCGGCCCGGCCCATGGCATAAGCCGATGCCCTGCTTTCGATCCGGTTGGAGATGGCGTTGAAGGCATCGTTACTGCCCCAGTTGCCCCATACCGAGCCCCCGACATTGCCGTCAGCGTAGATGTTCCAGCTCCCGTTTGAGAGCCGGCCATCGCTGCCGAAGGTATATTCCCGTCCCCGCGACCAGATGAAGCCATCGCCATTGCTGCGCTGACCGACCTCGACATAGCTGTTGCCGCCATTGTTGGAGCGGAATTCGATCCGGGCATCGCTCTCACCGCTGGCCTGGAACGAGGCCAGCGTCGCGCCATCGAACATCACCCGGACATAGCCGCTGAGTGTTCCGCCGTTTCTGGCATAAGCGCCGAGCCTGTTGCGGGCATCCGCCGCATTTTGGGACGTCATCAGGTCGTTGGTGAAGCCTGTTCCGCCGGCGCTCAGAAAGCCGTGCCCGTCCGGATCCACCTCCCCGATCGCGACATCGGCCGCCCCGTCGAAGACGTAAAGCTTCCACGGTTTGGAGGCGGTGCTGATCCACATCGTCCCCCCGGTCGCATAGGCCGGACGCTCCACGCCGCTATGCAGTGAGAGGTTTGCCGCCCGAAAGCTGTTGATATTGGCCGCAAGCTGCGAACCATTGGTGACGGTCGGATCGATCGTCACGTTGTTATACTGCGTCATGCATGCACCTTTCCGTAGCCGGCGGCGACATAGTCGAACGTGCGTTCGATAGGCGTGCCGGACTGATCCCTGAACACGATGTCAAAGCCACTCTCATCCTTGTTTGCGATCTCGTAGAAGTCGCCGAAGCGAAGCCCCTGGGCCGAGACCGAAAGCCCGGTCAGGCCGAAGTAAGGCGGGTCAAAGCCGATCCGTCTTCCCTGCGCAGGCACGGCGAGATTGTTACCGCTCAGGATCCTGTCGGGCATGTCGACGGTCAGTTCCGCCCGTGCGACGATCGGCGTGATGTTGTCATCGACCGAAGAGAGGATCAGCCGCATCTGATAGGCCCTTGCCGCCACATCGCCGGTTGCCGCTTCCCGCCAGTCGGACCAGTGCACGCCGGCATCATCCGGATCGTCATCCGTGGTGCGCATCTCCATGATCGCATTCCACTTCGACGCATCCGCGCCGACAATGCCGTCGAGCGCGCTCAGCACCGGCCATTTCGACATCGTGTCATCGACATCCTGCCCGTAGACCGACAGAACCGGCGTTACCCGGGACGTATAGACCGAGCCGAGATTGATCGTGCGGGAAGAGACATAAGTGCCGGAGGGCAACAGCCCGCCCGCTTCCGCCTCTGCAAGCCGCAATCCCGGCTCGCCCGCCCGGCAGCCGTCAAATGATCCCGACCAGGCCGGCTGTTCGACAAAGCGTTCGACCGCATTCATCGGCGTGGCGCCGACCATCGTCTGGATCATGGTCGCGACCGGGCTTTCCACCCCCTGCCGCGTCACCGCCTTGATCAGATAGGTGCCCGGCCGCGTCGGGATCTGCACGCTGGTCGCATCGACATGATCGAGCTGGGCACCGGAGGAGCGCCAGGAGACCCCCGTCAGCTCCGGCGAATAGCGGATCACGTAATGCGACAGGTTGAGCGCGGTCACCGGCGACCAGGTCAGCGTGGCAACATCGCCGATCACGGCAATATTGAAGCGCTCGACATTGGCCGGCGGCGACAGCACGCTTGCCAGATAGACCGCGTCCAGCGTTGCCCAGGGCGAGCGCTGGTTGAGCGCCGCAAAGACGGAGCGAACCCTAAAACTGTAGATCCCCGGATCGAGATCCTGCAGATCGATCGAAACGCTTTCCGTGGTCCCGACAGCAAGCCAGATCCCGCCCTGTCCCTGATACTGGACTTCATAGAGCGTGGCCCTCGTATCGTTCGGCGCGCTCCAGCCGATGGTGACGGCGCCACGGGCGGAGACACCGCCGGCGAGATAGAGATATTCCGCAACGGTCACATCGGAGGGTGCCAGAAGCGGCCCGGTCGGATAGGTCGAGAAGGATGGCGGTTCGAGCTCAAGGCCTTTCTCGACACGATCCCATTTGGTCGCATCATAGATCAGCGCCGAGACATCGAACTGGTGCTTGTCGTTTTCCGTGATCGACAACACCCGGAACGGGCGCGGCGCGGCATCCGAGCCTGTCAGGATCCACATCGCGCCGGCGACCGGGCGATCCGGCAGGGCCGAGGACAGGGCAAGCGTTTCCGTTTCCCCTGCCCCGGTTGTCACTGTTCTGTCTGCGAGACTGCCGTCCGGCATGACTACCGTGAGCGTATAGGCATCGCCGTCTGCCAGCGTCACCGGCGCATCGAGCGTGACCGCCGCCAGATCGTCGGACGCCGCCTTCACCCGGCCGCCATAGCGCACGCCGGCATAGGAGGGATCGGCGACCAGCACCACATCGCCCGGCGCGACATCGGCATGATCAAGCCCGGCCCGATAGGTCACGACCTCGGTCGAATTCTGTTCCGTATCGAGCAGCCATGCCCCGTAACGATGCGCCTGCCCGCGCGAACAGCAGCCGATCGCCTGGATCTCGGTCTGGCGCGAGCCATACCGCGCCACCGCGTCGGCATCCTCGACCACTTCGATTGCCGGCATATAATTGTTTGCAGGATCGAACCAGCGGACGAGCACCTGCGTGTGGCGGGCCGAGAGCGCCGATCCCTGATAGCTGAATGTGCCATCGACCACATTGGCGGGCGTCACCAGTTTGACGGGATCGGCAGGCTTGTCGCAGACCGCCGTGACAGCGCCCGTGCCCCAGTAGACCATGCCCCGGAACACGCCGGCAAAGGCCGTCAGCACATTGATCGCCTCATCGCGCGAGGTGATCGCGCCGTTGAAGGTGTAGCGCGGTTCCTTCCCCCCGAACCCGTCATCGACCGCTTCGTCGCAATAGCGTGCGATCTCGTAGAGCGCCCATTTGGACACCTGCCCGACATCGATATATTGGCCGAGGCCATAACGGTCGTTGACCACAAGGTCGTGGAAAATCCAGGCGGGGTTATCGGTGACCGCGCGTTTGAACGTGCCATCCCAGACACCGGCATAAGACCGCGCCTCCGGATCATAGTTCGACGGCACGGCAATCTCGATCCCGGCCCAGTCAACCGAGACCGTCGGAATGGCGCCGCCGCCGAATTCTGCAGCATCAAGCGTCACGCCCATCACGGCACTGTCGGGATAGGTCAGCCGGTAGTCTTCAATCACCGTGTAGGACGACCAGTAGGTCTGGTTGTTGGACGTCGTGCCATTGGCATCCTCGGAAAGCCGCCGCACGCGGATATACCAGGGCCCGGTCCCCTCAAGCGGGATCCGGTAGGCCCGGACATAGGGCGAGGTGCATTTCCCCGAGATCGTATCGGTGCGGACTTGGCTCCATGTGCCGTCTTCCGTGCGGCGATCAATGGCGATGTCGACCGCGTTCTCCTTGACATTGCCATTGTCAGGATCGGTGAAGATCAGCTGCGGCACCTGAATGGAAACGCGCACAGCCGTTGCCGCAAGATTGGCGATTGCCCGCGTTGCCGACAGATCCTTTTTGATCTCGACGCCGACGCCCTGTTCGTTCTCGACGGCCGGAAAGCCGGACAGGGCCGCCTGGTCGTGAAAGCCATTGCGGGTTTCGAACGAGCCGCCCTCGAAGTTGAAGGTGCCGTCGCTATTCTGGACCGGCACGTCATCGAAGAAGATCGACTTCGCCCCGTCCTTCAGCCCGCCAGTGACGCCTTCGCTGACCAGGAACAGAAGCCGTAGCGTCTGCTTGGAGCGCAGCGTGTTCGCCGCTTCGCTATAACCGCCCGAGCCGCCGCTCTTACCGCCCTTGCCGCCGCCACGGCCGGAGATGCGCAAATCATGCATGAGATTGTTTCCGGTAACTCAGATGGCCACGTCTTCGGTGGAAAGCCCGGCGGCGATCAGCACCGGTTTGACGCGGAATTTTGGGCCATAGACCAGCGGCACGGGTCCGCCTTCGGTCGTGACATTGGCGCCGCCGCTGAAGAGATAGGAGGACTGGTCCTCGCCGCTATTGCTATTGATCTTCGGCGCCGGCGACAGCATCTGACCAAGCCCGCCCATGGCCAGCGCCACGCCGAGCCCCTTCATCGCCCCGCCGATCGTCGAGCCGCCAATGCCGATGCCGGTGATCGCGCCCGGAAACATGAAGGCCGCCCCGATCAGGAAAACGCCGGCAATGATCTTGCCAAGTCCGCGATTGCCCGCGCCCGCGATGACCGGAACGATATGCAGATCGGCCTGCCCGAGTTGAAAGTCGAGATCATCCGGCCCGAGCGCCATGCCGGTTTCCGGATCTCCGCGCAGGACACGGAAGTTTCTGTCCGCCGCATATTGCCGGAAGCCTGGCACGACGGCGGCGAGCGCCTGGCCCGCCTCGCCTGCGCTCGCGACGTCGAGCTGGTAGGTCGGTTCGAACTGCCGGGCGAGTTCGCCGTGGAGGTGGATTTTACGGAGCATAGGATATCTCAAATTTGTATCGTCATATGATACATTATGATTGACTAAGAAGCGTATCGCGCTATGATACAAACCAGACAGTGGAGCCGTGCATGATCCGGACGTTCAAAGACGCCAGAACCGAGAAGGTCGCTTCAGGAAAAGCGCCGAAGGGGTTTCCGGCCAATCTGGTAAAGTCCGCCATTCGCAAGCTCACCATGATCGATAGCGCGCATGTGCTGGACGATCTGAGATCGCCGCCCGGCAACCGGCTTGAAGCCCTCAAGGGCGACAGGCAGGGGAAGCATTCCATCCGGATCAACGACCAATGGCGGATCTGTTTTGTCTGGCATGAAGGCGGCGCCGAAGATGTCGAGATCGTCGACTATCACTGACCCTGAAAGGAAAGGCCATGAACACCATTCTGCCCCCGGTTCACCCTGGCGAGATCCTGCGCGAGGAATATCTGGTCCCGCTCGGCATGAGCGCCGGCGCGCTGGCAAAGCGGCTTCATGTGCCGCGCACGCGCATCGAGCGGATCGTCACGGAACAGACGGCCATTACCACCGACACGGCTCTTCGTCTGGCGAAGTTCTTCCGCACGACCCCGGAATTCTGGCTGAACATGCAGGCAAGCTATGATCTGAAGACACAAGCCGCAGCCATGAAGGCCGAGCTCGACAGAATTCCGGAAATCGAAGCGGCCTAGATTGATCTGCGCGCTTTGGACAAACCCGAGCCGAAGGAACGAATTAAATATGGTTGGAACCGCCTCACCACCTGATGACGACGTGGTTTCGGTCGGCCGCAGGGTCCCGCGCCTTGCAGCCGTCGAGCCGCGCGAGGGCCGCAAACTGTTCGTTCGGTTTGACGACGGCCGCGAAAAGACGGTCGATCTCGCCCCTGCCCTGGAAAGCCGGCGTCTCTACAAGCCACTGCGCGAGGACGATGCGCTGTTCCGGTCCTTCCGGATCAACGAATATCGCAACGCCATCGAATGGAATGACGCGCTCGACTTTTCCGCCATGTGGCTGGAAGCACTTCCGCCGTCAGAATTTACCAATGACGATTTCCACAGCACCATGGAGCGGCAAGACAGGAGCGAACCTTGACCCATTACATTGCCGTTGTTCACCAGGAAGGCGAAAGTGCTTTCGGCCTGCACTTCCCGGATGTTCCGGGTTGCTTCTCCGCAGCCGACGATCTGGATGACATTCTGGCCAATGCAAACGAGGCATTGGCACTCCACCTGGAAGGCGAGGACCCGCCCGAGGCGCGCCCGATTGATGCCGTTCGCGCGGATGTCGACGTGATGTGCGATCTGGCCGAAGGCGCCTTTCTGGTCACCGTCCCGTTTCATCCGGAATAGCGCACCCAATGCGTTACGCGCTTCAACCAGGGCCCGACCGGCTCACGCCGTGACAGCCGCCCGTCGAGGTGATGCAGGCAAAGGCCATCCGCGAGCAGAACACCGGAATGACACGGCACCTTCGACACGAGCCGCATGAAGAACACATCGCCCGGGCGGGCTTCGCTGGCATCGACCGCCCGGAAGCCCGCCTCTTGGAAGTGGTCGGCAAGCAGGTTCTCGCCTTCATCCCACCAGCTCTTCGAGCGGGCGAAGTCCGGAAGGCGGATGCCGCGTTCCTGCCAGTACCAGCTGCGCACCAGCCCGTAGCAATCGAACACGCCCGGCACGAAGGTTCGCCCGGTCAGCGTTACATCCAGACAATGATCGCCCCACCAGAGAATGGGCGTCGTCACCTCGCCGTCGCAGCTCACAATCCCGAAGGGAATGTTCGCCGCGATCTGACTGTCCATATCGGCTTTTGACGGCCAGTGAGGATGCGCTTTGGCATTGTGGCTATGGATGACCGCTTCCGGCTGGAACCTCAGCCAGGTATCGGCCGGCATTTCGAAGCCGTTTTCGCGATCGGCCGCGATGTTTTCGACGTGGATATAGCAACCGCCGGATACCACGCCGCAGGCCTCTTCCGGCCATGCCGCAAGCGCATGCGCCCGGGCATCCCGGGCGACATCATCACCAAACATGATTGCTTATCCTTCAGGTGTTGGCCCGGCCAACGCCGGGAAAGGCCCGGGTCGGCAGATCGCCATGGCCGAAGCGCTTGACGCAGCCCGATTGCAAAAGCTTGCTGCAGCGATCCTCCGACGCCGAAACCGCATTGCCCTTCGCGTCAAAACAGGCCGAGCCCGCATAGGGGCATGTGGCCCTGGAATAGTCGAACGAACCGGTTTCCGGGTCGAAGCGCCGATAGGTATGCGTGCAGGCGCTCTGGATCACCTGCCGGCCGGGGAGCTTTCGACCCTGCTGATCGATCGCGGCGGCCAGCGTCCACTCGATATAGACGCGGTTCTGGTTGGTCTTCTGCTCGATCCGATAGACATCGACGGGGAAATGCGCGTCCGGATCCGCATCCTCCATGCCATCCAGGAACCGCCGGAAGGTGCGGATCCTTCGAAAGGTCGCGCCGACCAAATCGCCAAATTCATTGACCACGGCCGACAACACGCCCGAGACATTGGCGACCTTCAGCGTCGGGCGCGGCATGGTGCCCTGCGACGACATTTCCCAGCCATCGGTCTCGATCGGCGTCGGCGCATAGACATTGCCGCCGAAAGACACTGGCGCTTCCTCAAAAGCTGATGACGTGAAGCGATAAATGCCGCCGCCGATCACCGAGGCATCAAGTTCATAGAGGTGGATGATATCATCGCTCACCAGCCCCTGCGCTGTCTGCGACAGGCCGTTTCCCGCCTGCTCGACAACCAGCATCGTGCCATAATGCGATCCCGTCATTTGACCAGCGCCACGATCTCGGAAGCCGTCGTGCCGGTCGCCAGCACCTTGTGGGCGGCGACCGGCAGAAGCGTGCCGCTCTGGCAGTGATAGACGGCCACGCCGCCGCCCGCCTCGATCGCAACCGCGCCGCCGAAGCCGACAAAGACCGACAGCACATCTTCCAGCACCGCGTCATCGGATGGCGTCACGGCCTTATGCCGGCGCGCCGGGGTGACGATCTCCACCGCTTCGCGAACGGCCTCCACCAGCGCCGCCGCCTCGGCTGAGAAGCCATGGCGGGGACTGATCGACCCATCCGGATTGGTCTCGGCGGCAATCGGGCGCTGAACGCCCGTGGCGTCATAGACTTTCAGCTCCGTCATAGGTCGAAGACCCTTTCGATGGTCGCGTTGATCGTGTCATGGGCGCCGCCTGCCCCGGTTCTTGTCCAGGACTTGCAGCGATAAAGCCTTGCCTCCTTGTCTCGCGGCAACCTCCATTCAAACGCATGGAAGCCGCGAAGCGACAGGAAGAAGCTTTCGATCCGGTCGGCTTCGTCCAGCGTCAGGCCGGGCCACATCGCATTGAAGGTCACACCCGTTGTGTTAAGCCCATCGCCGCTGCGCTGAGAATATCCGTCACCGAAGCGGCTCTCCAGCGTGCGCAGCTCCACCGATTTGGTGCTGGTGATAGCCGGGCATGCCGGCGGCTCGAACTTTTCGGCCATCAGAACGGCCCTCCTGCAAGCATGCCCCGCACCCGGGCGTTTTCCTGAAGACGCCTGTCGACGACGGCGTCGATCTGTTTGCGGAATTCCTTGCCCATCGCCACGGCATCCTTCGGATCCGTGCCTTCCGGAACCGAGACATTGATATCGCCAATGCTGACCGAGCTGATCACCGACCCCGAAGAGGTCGAAGAACTGACCGCCCCAAGCCGGTGATTGGGGATGATCTCGCCGCCGCGCGGCAGTTTCAAAATCTCCGGCCCGCGCTCGCCGACCAGCGCCATGCCGCCCTGGGTGAAGTTTGTGCCCGTCGCATGGGCCGGCAGGAAGCCACTCAGCAGCCCGCCACCCAACAAACCGCCAAGCGGCCCGTCGCCGAAGAGCGCCGCCTGCGCCGCCGCCTCGATCAGCTTGTTGATCATGCTGTCGAGCGCGGCATTGCCGGTTTCGATGGCCGGGATCAGCGCCAGAAAGCTGTCGCGGGCCGTATCGCGGAAGAATTCGGCCGTATCGGCGGCGGCTTCCTGCTTGTGCCTCTGCGCCTCGATCGCAAATGTCAGTTCCCGGATCGAGGCTTTTTCCGTGTCGGTCGCGGCCGTGCCGGCGCGGCGGAGGTTTTCGAAGACCTTCTTCTGGTCCGCCGTCATCTCGGTCATCCGCAGTTCGTCCTGCAGCGCCTGAATAAGCTTTTCGACGGCTTCGCGTTCCCGATCGACCGCAGTGGCAGCCGAGCCACCGCCGCCCCCGGATTTCCCGCTGCTGCGGCGCGAGGTCTTGGCCGCAAGCCGGGCTTCAGCCTGGGCACGCACCATTTCCTTTGTCGGCGCGCCGCCCGCCTCCTCATAGATCTTGCGGACGGCGGCCATTTCCTTTTCCAGCGCGAGCTGGTCCGAGGTCAGGCCGTTCTGCCGTTCCAGTTCGGCCGATACCTCCCGGTTGGCGGCAAGCTTCTGCTCGAGGATTTCGCGGCCGGCATTATAGTCCGCATAATCGGCGGCTGGATCATAGGACGTCGTTACATTCACGGGAGGGAGCAATATCGACCCGTCGGCCATGGCGCCCATTTTGGCGCCGGCCTCGGCAGCACGCAGGCCCACCCGCGCATTCTGGATGGCAGAGCTCAGGTCCTGCATCTTGCCGATCAGGCCGCTGATCAACCCGCCGATATCGACCAGCGCCCCTTTGACATTGGTGCCGATGATCAGCGCCATGGTTTCCCATTCGGCGTTGATGTCTTCCGCCTGTTGCAGAAGCTCGTCATCCATCACCGCGCCCATGTCCCGGGCCTCTTCCCGGGCATCCGAGATGCTCTGGCCGGCAGCGTCCATCAGCCCGGCAAAGTCCTCCGCAGCCGTGCCGCCGAAGATCTCGTCCAGCACCCGGATCTGCGCCGCCCTGTCGAGTTCGCGGATCTTGCCGATCAGCGTTTCGAACATCACCGCCGGGTCTTCCAGCATGCGGGTGAGCTGTCGGGCGGAAAGGCCGAGACGTTGAAAGGACTCGGCCGCAGACCCGCCGCCGGTCTTGACGAATTCATCGGCGCGAAGCTGCATTTCCTTCAGGCCGTCGGTCAAGGCGTGCAATTCAATACGATTCTTGACGGCCGCATAGCGCAATTCCTGGAACGCCTCGAAGTCGACCCCGGCGGTCTTTGCCGCCTTGCCGAGATCCGCCACGGCGTCCACGGCCTTCTGCGTTTCGCTGACAATCACGCCGAGGCCTAGCGAGGCGGCAAGGCCTGCCGGACCGCCGCGCAACGCCCCGAAGATGCCGTCCAGACCGCCGATCTTCTTCCGGATCGACAGGAACGAGCTTGCCGTATCGTTGGCAGCGGTGCGCGCCTGCATCCGGACCCGCGTCATCGCGGTTCGAAACTCGCGATCATCGGCGCCGATCGTGACGGGAATATCCGGTCTGCTCATCTTCGCTTAGCTCTCTGACGAATGGATTTTTGGGGGCCGTGGTCCGCGACGATCTCGCGGATCCGCGTGCGGCTGACGGGCGATGCCTGCGAGGATCGGCCTGTTACGCCGGCAATCGCCATGGCAAGTTCTGAAGGGGTCGCCGCCCAGAAAGTCGCCGGCGTCCAGTGGATCCGCTCGGAGGACACGGCAAGCTCGAACAACGTCCTGACGTGATCGGCAATCAGGACGCCGTCTGAGGCTTTTTTCCGGTGACGGCCGCCTCCACGTCTTCCAGAGGCGAGGCGGTTTCGCGCAGCGCATTGCCGGCCTCGATATGGGCCGTCAGCGCCTGTTCGATGCCGATGCGCCAGTTCGTCTGGTCGGCAGCTGAGATGTTCTTGCCCGAGAGCACCCGGGCGGCAAGCGCGGCCCTGCCCTCGTCGCTATCGGCAACAGCAAGGCAGCGGATCGCACAGGAGACCGCGAAGGGCTCAAACCCGAGCAGGCGCTGATAAATCTCGTCCATCGTGCGCGCGCCGATGGCCTGCGACAGGCGCATCAGGCCGGCAAAGGTGACGGCAACAACAAAGCTCTCGCTGCCGATCGTCACCGCCGCCTCGCCGCGCAGTTCATTGGCAAAGGCGCTCATCATGCTGCTGCCGCAAAAGCGACGTCCTGCTGGAAGACACCAGCCAGGTCGCAGGTGAGCTCGCCGGTTTTATCCCCCTGGAAGTTCGCCGACAGCATGGTCATCAGCCCCTCAAACGTTCCCACAGAAGGCACTGTGACCTGATATTCCGCCTTCCTCTGGTTCAGCACATCGTCCAGAACCAGCGCCTGCGTCACCGAGCTCACATAGGCTCCCGATCCCGACCAGCGCACCGACTGGACGCCGCCGATCGAGGAATAGCGCAGCACGCCGCCCGGATTATCGCAGTCCGGCTTCGTCGTATCCACTTCCTCATTGTTGATGTTCAGCGAGCGCTGCTCGACAACGCAAACGATATCAAATTCCTCCGTCGCGTCGTTCTTGCGCTTGATGATCAGTTCGCGGCCAAGTGCCATGGCAAATTCCTTTCGGAAAGAAAAGCGCTCACCAGAGCGCAACGATGTTTCCGGCCGTGGTGCCGGTTTCTTTGACTCGGACGTAAACGCCCAGAACATAGCCGATGGGATGGTTCTTAAGTGTCACTTCCGTGCCACCCAGGGTCACGCCGCAAAGATCGCCCTCGGCGCCCAGATAGAGCGTCGAGGCCTGCGGCAGATCGGCATGGTCATCCGGCACGACAGGCGCGCCGAACCAGAAGGGCTGGTCAAGACCGCCCTCTTTTGAGGTAGGATTCATGATGGTCTCCAATTAATGCGCAGCTGTTTCGGGATCGGCGGCCACGGTCTTGTACTCCGCCACAAAGGTCAGCGCCCCGACCCCAAGCGCGATCCCGGTCGCGCGATCGATAAAGCTCCGGCTTTCCGACAGAGTCAGTTCGATCACCAGCCCGTCGAGCTTGATCGCCTGTCCAAGCGCAGCCTCGACAAGCACGGCGATCCGGTCAAATTCGATATCCGGCTCCTCGGCATGGAAGTGCGCGATCACGTCGATCGGCAGGCGCCGGTCATAGCCAACCTCGCCGTTGGGCCCGGCGCAGGGCCGGATTTCGGCGGTCTCCTGATGCTCGGCCCAGGTCACAGTCAGAGCCGGCAGCAGGCTTTCGCGGATGGCGCTGGTGCGCGCTCGTTTCACCTTGCCCTCGCCCGCAAACTCCGGAATGGCAGACAACCGGGCAAGGATTGCATCGAAGATATGCGTTCGAAGATGCGTCATCAGATATCGCCTCGCAACCAGACTTTCAGGATGGCGCGGCCGTCATCGGTGACATTGCGGATCCCATAGGCCGTGCCGTCGATCGTGACGCTGTCGCGCTCGCCTTCGAGCTCTTCAAGCCCGGCCGCAGGCACCGAAAGCACATGGGTGATGGCCTCGACATCCTGCCGGCCGAATTCGTCAGCAAGCTCGAGCTCCCGCTTTTGCCGCAGGATGCCGCGCACCGGATCCGCAAGAACAACGCCGGCAATGGTGAAGCGGCAATCGACATTGCCGAACGTGCCGGCGAAGGCCTCGCCCATGCCGGCAAAGATCGCCGGCCGCTCGATCCTCATGTCTTGTCCTTCGCCGAGTAGCCCTCGTCCGACGTGTCGTCAGTGGTCGACGCCTGAAGCTTCTTCAGCTCGTCGGCTAGCGTGGCATTGTCCTCGGCAAGCTGGTCACGCTCTTCGGTGATGGCCTCCAGCTCTTCGGTCAGATCGGCGACGTCCTCGCCGCCATCGGTTTTCGACGCCAGCGCATCGCGTTCCTTGGTCAGCGTCGCGACGCGATTGGCAAGTGCGTCCCGCTCTTCCGTCAGCGCGGTGATGCGTTTGTCGACTGCCGTATCGCCCTCTTTGCGCCATTTGCCGAACACACTCTCAAGATTGTCGGCATCGGCTTCGCTCAGGCCGTTTTTCGAGACCGGCACATCCTCGCCCGGCGCATAGGTCTTGCCGCCGATCTTGACTGTCGTGTTGAACTTTCTCGTTGTTGCCATTGTTTTTGCTCCGTGATTGTCTGGTTGAGGCGGGCGGCGCGAAGCCGCCCGATCCTGATCAGCGCACGAGCGCAAAGAGGCTGGCATTCGGTTCCGGCGCGATCGGCAGCGGGGCTGCCTGCGTCTGCAGAATGGTGCGCGAGGGGTTCTTCTCCCGCCACATGTCGGGGAAGCGCTCCATCGGCACCAGCGCCTGATCGTCCAGAATGGCGCCATAGCCGAAGTGGCCCATGAAGCCCTGCGGATCGAGAATGCCCACACCGTAGCTCGGCCAGAAATTGCGCTTGACGCCCCCGGCGGTATAGCCCTGCGAATACTGCAGGAAGGTGATCTCGCCGATCTGGCCGAGCACGGCCGAGTATTTGCCCTCGGCGCCGGTCGAGACCGGGCCGAACTCCATGGAGCCGGAGGCCTGCCGGCGATTGTCGAGCATCTTCTGGAAACGCTCGGACCGCTTCAAGAGCGTTGCCGCCCCCGGACCGAGCGTCACCTCGCGCGCGGTAAAGCCATCGGTGATGGCCAGAAGGTCGATCCAGTCCTCGATATCGTCATACGGATCGACGCCGCTCTCGCCCCAGCGGGCAGCGCCGGAAAGCGCAATGGTGAGTTCTGCGGCGCGCTGGTAGTTGACCGTCTGGGTCGGATAGTTCTCACCCTCGACAATCACCCTTCCCGTGCGCAGGACTTCCGAACACATCAGCTCCTCGCGCCGGGTAATGCGCATGTCCTGGTCATCGAGGATCTGCGCAATGTTGTAGGCATAGCGCTGCTCGGGCGAGACCGCGCCGGCAAGCTGTTCGCCGGGCATGCGGATCAGATTGCCGGATGGGCGCAGCGTGTTCTGCGGCTTCACATAGGCCGGCTTCAGGCTGGTCGCTGTAAAGCCGCGATTGGCCGCATCCTTGCCCGGGACGTCCGGATGAACGAAGGGCGCAAGCTCGCGATCGGGCAGGATCCGGTCGAAGACGATTTCCTCCTGTTCGGAGAGAACCGTGGTGGAGAAGTAGCGATTGCGCAGAAAGGCTTCCGGCCGGTCGCGCGGCGGCAGAACCGTCACCAGTTCCGCCGTATTGAGAAGAAGTTCACTCATCTGATTGATTTCCTGTTTGTTTCAGGGATGACGGATTGGCTTAGTCGAGCCTGCGCACGAAGAGTGCGGCACCCTTGCGGCGGAAGGACTGCTCGACGCTTGTCGCATCATGCCCGGCGCCGAGGTTTAGCTTTGCGGCATCGACGGCCGCGCCAAAATAGGCCTGCGCCTCGACATCGCCACCTGAGGCATCGACATCGAAGGCGAGAACGCATGCGGGTTCTTCCGAGCCGTCATCGGCGGCGGCGAGCGACAGCACGTGCTTGCTGTTCGCGGTGATCTCGCCCAGCACCGCGCCGCGCTTCAGATCCTGGCCGCTGGCGATGGTGACGGTGCGGGTGACGACCGGAACGTCGCCGACGATCAGGTCATTGGGGGCAAAGCTTGCCGTTTCCATGGTCTCACTCTCCGGTATTGCGGCGGCCATGCCGCGCATTGATGGCACCGCCGACAGCTGCCAGCAGCGATTTGCGTTCAGACTGCGCAGAAGGTGCGCCGCCGGCCCCGAGCTTCGGGGTCTTGCCGGCCATACGACCGGCAAGGCGATTGCCGCCCGTGGCCGCCGATGGCGTCGAGGCATTCAGGATCGCGCTCGCCTCTTTCGCCGAATAGGCGGTCGAGAACGCCAGATGCCCGGCAAGCTCGGCATTGGCCGAGGCCTTCGGATGCGTCAGGATCGCCTGGATGCGGGAGCGTTCATCGGTGCGGGCCGAGGCATTCGCCGAGACCGGCTTTTCATCATCGCGCTCGGGATCGTCGCCGGGCGCGCCCTCGCCTGCAGCCTCCTCTTCGGGATCCTCGGTCTCGGCTTCGGGATCCTTCTTCTCGTTCTCGAGCTCTTCTTCCAGGTTTTCCTTTTCCGGATCGTCCTCCATCCGGTTTCCGGCCCTGCCGCCGCGCATGGCGGCGAGCACGCTTGCGGACAGGCCGCGCGTGACATTCGACATATCGATTATCCTTGGTCGTTGAGGGTTCAGGCCGCACGGCCCAGTTCAGCCCCGAAGGCAGCAAGCACCTGCGAGGGACGCGCCACGGCATCGGCAAGTCCTGCCGATACCGCCTTTGCGCCGCGATAGACGCCCGCCTCCGTGGCAAGCGCCTGGTCTTTCGAAAGCCGCCCGGCACGATACCGGGCAACCGTCTCGGCAAATTCGACGCGCAGCTCTTCCAGCTCGGAAAGCTCGCGCGCCAGCACATCCTCGGGGATGGCCTCATAGGGGTTGAGATCGGCCTTGCGGGCGCCGGCCTTCAGGATGGTGACGTTCAGCCCTTCCTTCTTCAGCCAGCCGCTGACATCGACATGAACCGAGACGACGCCGATCGAGCCGCAAAGCCCGGTCGATGGCAGGACGATCTGACGGGCCGCCGAGGCCAGAAGATAGCCGGCCGAACAGGCGTGATCCGTCAGCACCGCAATCGTCGGCTTGACCTGCGAGAGTTCGAAGATCTTTTCCGCGCAATCGAAGGCGCCCGTCACCTCGCCGCCGAAACTGTCGACCTCGATGACGACGGCCCGGATACTGTCATCCGCCCGGCAGTCATCGGCCAGAATGCCGATCCCCTCATAGGAGGTCATGCCGCAGAATTTGCCGATCCAGCGTCCCTTGTTGACCAGCGAGCCCTCGATCTCGATCAGGCCGATGCCATCCATCGGGCGATCGACACCGCGATAGGACTTCTCGCCCCAGTCATTGACATCTGTCCTGATCTTCTCGCCGATCAGGCCCATCTGCCCCGCATCCCCGTCCGGCAGGCCGAGGACGCGCGGGGCAAAGGCCCGGGCGATCGTGTCGGCCTTGGCCGGTTGCAGCATCAGCGGCGTGTTGAACATGCGGCTGGCGATTTCTGGATAGTTCATCTTGGCTGCCTTGCGATCTGTGGAATGCCGAGCGGATGACGCCGTGCGGAACGGGTATCGCTCCGGCCATTGACGCCCTCCTCGATTTCCGTGTCCTGGTCGGCATCATCCAATGACGGACCGCCACTGTGGCCGGTCATGCCGCTTTCCATTTCCGCCGGATGCTTCAGGCCGAGGCTGCGATAATAACGGGCCTCGCGGGCCAGCTGGTCGGCATCCATCTTCCAGTCGCGACCCTGTTCGGCCGATTCCTGCTGCAGCGTCGTCAGTTTCCGATCAAGACGTTCTCCGGCGGCCTGCGCTTCCCTGAGCGGATCGATCCAGCCACGGCCCGGGCCGATCCAGTCGGCGTGACACCAGGCGGCCGGGTTGTCCTCAAAGGTAACAGCACCTGCCGGCAGTTCGATAAGCCCCTTGTCAAAGACTTCCTCCAGCCAGGCCCGATAGATCGGCGCCATGAACTGGGCGGCAAAACTGCTTTTCTTGGCGGTGAACCCGCGCCAGATTTCCAGAAGTGCGGCCCGGGCCGAGGAATAGTTCACCTGGCTCCAGTCCATGGTGAGCTGCTCGTAGGTGAGCCCCACGGCCGAGGCGATCTTTCTCAACGCCGCATTGACGAACACCTCGAAGTTCGCATTCGGATGTTCCGGTTTGGTCAGATTGGCCTTTTCGCCGGGAAGCAGCGTATTGACCCGGACACCCGGCAGGCTGATAGGGGCAGCGCCATAATAGGCCTTCTGGGCTTCCGACATCTCGCCATAAATCCTGCCCAGCGCCCCTTCGCCGCCATCGGCATCGAGCGCTGCCATCATCTCCTCGGGATCAAACGGGGTTTCGATGAAGGCGGCCATGATCGCATTCAGCATCGCCGCCTGACTTTCAAAATCCTCGTAATCCGTCGATTGCTTGATGGAGCGCATGATCGGCGCCCAGTCGGAAGCCCCCCGCGTCATGCCCGGCCGTTTCGGATCGAAGGCATGAACCACCACCGGACGGCCCCATTCGGTCGACCGGAACACATATTCCCAGGACCAGAGCTTGGTGTTGCCGGCATAGACATCGCCGGGATGACTTCGGCGGAAGTGATAGCCGACCGGCGCGCCATAACCGTCAATGGCAACGCCGTCCCGCAGATACTCGCTGTCGAGCATGCCCTTCGGGTTCGAACACCGGGCCGGATCGATCATATGCACCGCCGTGGAAAACAACGGCGCATCCTCCTGCCAGACGATGACACCGAAAGCCTCCCCCTCCGGTCCGAAGCGATTGCGCGCGGCAAGGCCGAGGATGCCGGCCATGTTCTTCGTCCGCTCGGCGTCGCACCACATGTCGACGTCCTGGGTGTAATCCCGCCAGAGCCCCTCGATCTGCGTTGCGATTGCCTCGGCCTGGTCGAAGGTGAGGCCTAGCGTCGTGTGGTTCGGCCGGGCCGCGAGCTTCCAGCCCGCGCCGATGATGTTGTCGACAAGCCGCGACGTGCCGGCCGCACCCCATCCGTCATTGCGGGCGACATCATTGAGGCGATCGACCAGCGTCGAACGCGAAACAGAAAGCGCCGACTGACCCGAATAATTGCCGGCTTTCCAGCCGGCAAAGCTCGGGTGATCATAGGATGCGCCCTGATAGGCTGCCCGCGTCACGGCCTCGCCCGACACGGTCGCGGCCATTTGCCGGTTGCGGGCAGCCTGCAAGCGGGCGGCATTGCGCACATCGGCGGCAAGCGGCCGGCTATCCGGTCCGAGAATTTCCACTGTCATCCGAAGATCACTCCCCGCCCGCGCGGCCGCGATGACCGGCGAACGCCCAGCTTCGTTTCGAGATCGCGGATATAGGCGCGCAACGAGGACCGATCGGCGCCGCCGTAAGTCACGCTCTCGCCGTCATAGGACAATGTCACCGCGCTCTGGCCGATCTCCAGCCTATGAAGCGCAAGCTTCGCCTCGCCGAGCCGGGTTTCCAGCGTCAGCCGTTCGTCTGTCGAAAGCATGATGTCCCGTCCTGTTTTAACCCGACCGGGTGCGTTGTGCGGCCCGCTCGGCCCGGCGCATGGCGGCAGCAACGCGGTCGGAAACCGGTGAAGTGGCCGGCTTTTCGTTTGGCGTCTTGCCCGCATCGCCGACCGCTTTGACGGCAACAGCGAGGTTGCCGATCAGGTCCTCGAGATCGCCCTGTTCTTCCGGCTCCTGCCGGGCAAGATCTTCCGCCCGTGCATCCCATTCCTCATCCGTCCAGTAAGGCACGTTGAGCCGGATCGCGGCAGCGCGCGACTGATTGAGCATGTCGAGCACTTCGTTGCGCTGCCCGTCTGGCAGTTTCCAAACCCAGCGCGGATAGCCGTTGCGGTCCTTTTCCTTGATCCTCGCCTCGGACGTTGCCTGCTGATAAAAGGCATCGCCGAGGCCCACGGCAAAGCTGATGAAGCCCGGCTGTTCCGGGTCATCCTTCCGGAAGTCACGATAGAGCCCCATCTTCATCACCGAGGCGTTGAAGTTGAAGAACCGCGTCGACCATTTCTGTTTCTTCGGCCGGCCGCGCTTGTCGTATTCGCGGACCTGGCTGAGCAAGGGTGCAGCATCGCGATTGTCACCGCGCACCATGATCACCTTGGAGCGCGGATGGCGCCGGGCCCAGAACCAGACATCCTCGGTATAGGCATTGCCGTCGATCGCGACCCGGTCGACATCGCGCATCCGCCCGTTCTCGTCCGGCCAGCGCTTGGCAATCAGCCGGTCAAGCGCCTCCATGACCTGATGTTCCGAGATATGGCCCGAATGCTCGCGATAGCCCGGCAGGTGGCTGCCCGCCCGGCTGTCAATCACGCCATAATCGATGACCGCGCTCATTTTGTTGCGGCCCCAGCCGCGAAGCAGCCATTCGACACGATCGCCCTGGACGTCGATGCCGATCGTCAGCGCCAGCATGTCACCGGGAACCACGCCGCGCCGGAAGCCGGTTTCCTCGGCCCGGTCGCGCAGGTCCTCCCAGGCAATCGCCTTGTTGTCGGCCTCATAGGCAAGCCCGAGCGTATCGTTGAAGAACACCTGCTCGGCGCCGGCGCCCTTTTCCTTGTCGTCGGCGCCGCCCGACTGGACCTTCAGCCAGGCCCGGGCAATCGCCTCCCAGCTTTCAAGCGGCGAATACGGCACCCAGATATGAAACGAGCGATGATAACGCGCCCGCTCCGGATATTTGGCCACCCAGTCGGCGCCATTTGCCGGGTCGACCATCCACTGGCGATGATGCTCGTGGATCTCGCAGCCGCAATGAACGCAAACGAAGTGGGCCTGTTCTGGATGCTGCGGATCGATGTGATCGCGCATGTTCTCCCATTCGAGCGGCTGCAGCTCATGGCAGTGCGGGCACGGCACATGATAGCGTTCCTGCGTGCCGGCCAGATAATTGGCCGTGATCCGGCATCCCGGCGCGATCAGCGGCGTCGAGATCTTGAAGACCTTGCGGTTGAAGAAGGCCTTCGACCGGCTGTCGGCCTGACTTTCGGGATCGCCCGCCTCGTTATAGACCCATTTGGCCAGGTCATCCTGCACCTGGGCGCGCGGCGAGATCATCGAAAGACCGGCCGCCGAATTGGCGCCGGCCGCCTGTACAGCACCCCGCCCGTCGACCCGTTCCTTGTAGAGGATCGAATTGCCGCCATCGCGACCGGCTTCTGGGAACAGCGCGCGGACCGACACGGTCTCGCGCAGGAGCGGCATCAGCTTGGTCTTCGACCAGCGCGAGGCGTTTTCCTCTGTCGGATGGACATAGAGGAAATCGCAGGGGTCGAGATCGAGCGTGCCGAGCAGAAAGATGTTTGCCAGCACCGTACCGCCGACCTGGGCGGACTTCGAAAGCGTCACGATCGAGCACGGATCATCCGGCGACAGCGCCCGCAGGATCTCGGAGAAAAACGGGAACATGTCTTCCCGATACGGTCCCGGAAAGGCCGAGATGCGCTCGGAGAACACGATATTGCTCTTCGCCCAGCCAAGATAGTCGACCGGCGGCGGCGGTTCGCAGGCACTTGCAAGCGCGTCGAACTTCAGCCGCTCCGGATTGAACAGCATGGTCATTCGGCACCCGCCTCTTCCTCGATCATCTCAGGCGTCTGGTCGCGATCGCGGCGAAAGGCTTCCGCCGCCTTCACCCGGATCTCGCGCCACTTGCGGGTCAGCGCCTTCTGGATATCGCGCTGGGGCAGGTTGAAGGCTTCGGCAACGGCCGTTGCCAGATCCGGCAGTCCCTGCTCCATCACCTTGAAGGCTTCAGACGAAGCCCGGCCGATCTCGCGGCGCACATCCTCGGTGCGGGTATAAATCCCGGCTTCCGCCTTTTCCTGCCGCTCCATCTGGGCGGTCTTGTATCGCTGTTGCTGCAGGCGCTCGCGGGCGAGCTGTTCGGCAAGGTCTTCCTCGTCCTCCTCGGTTGCAGGCGAGCGCAGCGGCAACTCCGCCGCCGCGCTCGCCCGGCGCTCGGCACGCGGGAAATCAGCCTGTTTCTTGCATGTTGCTGTAGGGGCTTTTCCGTTGGCGCCGTATCCTTGGGAGGGATCGATGGTGAGACCGAGCTGGCCGATGGCGACGTCGGGGCGAATGCGGGCAAACCGCCCCTCACCCTCGATCGCCCTGCCATGGATTTGACCGGCACTCAGATATTGCGAGACACGGCCCGCGGATACCGAGATCAGGGCCGCGAACTCGGCCTTGCTCATGCTGTCCGGCATGGTTTCCATGGTGGCTAAACTCACCTCTGATTTTAATTTAGGCTTGGACTTTAGGCTTCTGTTTCGGGCTCAGACTGACGAACCCGCGCGGTGCCAAATACCCGCGTGGCAAAGGGCCCCGGGAAGGACCCGTCGCGATTTGGAATGACGTTGAGGTCAGGTCTTCGGGAAGACCTTCTTGAAAGCCCGGCGGAATGTCCGGTCCTTCTTCTGCCGCACCAGATCGGCGACAATCTCGTTGAGCTTCAGCCGCTCCGAATAGGACGTCATCCGCACGAACAGGATGACCGGATAGAACTCCCGCTCCGTCCGCCCCGAGAACCAGACGCCCGGGAACAGGTCCGACCGCCCTTCCGGCACGAAGAACTGGTTCGGCTTTGCCCGGCGCTTGCGCCGTTTCGAACCGCTTGCAACCCGGGTCGACCCTGCCCCGCGATAGTCGATCCGAAGATCCCGCATCACGCGGTTCAAGAACCCTTGCGTCATGTTGCCGTAGCGGTCGAGCGGTGTCCGGTCCGCCGGCACGGCCACCTGATTGCGGGCCATCAGCCCCCGACCGATGAGCTGTTCCTCGAACGACTTGTGCCGCCGCATGCCGCCATGGATTTCCGGGCCAAGATAGGCCGCCGCCGGCAGCCCGCCCTTGCGCCCCGATCCGCCAACCACAACAGCCGACACCGGATTGCGCTCGCTCGCCTTGTCATAGACGATCCCGCGAATGGCCCGTGCTGTCGGCCGGTCGAACACGACCTTCATCTTCGCCCGCACATCCCGCATGCCGTCATAGGCCAGCCAGTTCAGCGCCAGCGCTTCCGCCTTCGGCAGGTCACGGCGCTGCGCAGACGTCAGCTTCGCCTCGAAGCGCGTCAGGTCGATGTCGATATGGGCGGAGAGCATCGGCGAAATTCCCTTTTGCCCTAACGCAAAAAGGCGGACCGCTTTCGCGATCCGCCTCCTGCCGACTGAAACACACCCGTCCGCTTTTCATCGATAATATCGCATCGCGTGCACATAAGTAAATATGCAACTAAAGTATACGACTATGCGTACAAAATTCTCTATTCGAATGGGGAGAAGACATAGCTTACGCACTGGCCCTCAATCGCATCTGCCGATCGGCTATCGTGAGGGCGGGGTTCGGGCGCGAGAGCGAAGGTCACTGAGAACCGAATCAACCAATGCATCTATAAAATTCATAACTTTTCAAGAATTGCAAGAGGTAAATTCACGGGCGTTTTCTGACCGAACATGTCCACCTCGACCACCACGTCGCCCTTGCCCTTGCTGTTGGGGGTGATCACTTCGGCCTCAAGCCCCGCGAACATACCCTCGCCGATGCGCACCCGCTCTCCGGCAACGACCACGATCTTCGAGACCCGCTCCCAGTCGAACCGGCCATCGCCGGCTTTCTGCATGATCCGGACAACCCGGTCGTTTTCCAGCGCAAACGGGCTGAGCCACCCGCCGAGCATCCCGCGCACATGCTCGAAGCCCAGCAGCGCATTGACCGCCGTCTCCGACAAGGAGAACCGAACCAGCACATAGCCGGCCATCAGTGGAATATCCTGCGGCGGCAGAACCTTGTGCCGGCGTCGCCGCTTCGGCCCTTTTCGCGTCGGAGACAGCGCCTCGGCGCCACACTCCGTCAGCGCATCGCAAACGGCCTGTTCCCGCCCGGTCATCACCTGCAAAACATACCACGGCGCGTCCTTCGCTGCCTCTTCGGCCAGCGCCGCTCGGCCGGAGAGGCGGATCAACCGAAGCCGATCCTCGAATTTCAGGCCATAGGCCAGATCGACCGAGGTTCCGATCTTCCGATATTCCGTCATTGCGCCGCCTCCACCTGTTTCGCCCTGTCCAGTTTGTCGAAAAATGCAGTCAGCGCTTCGCCCGGCGTTCCGGCCCCAAGAGGCGGAAAGTAAACCCATTCCACCCGCCCCATCTCCGGCAGAAACGGCCAGCCGCGCGCCACATGCTCAGCCTCCCATGCCGCCCACTGATCGCTGCCGACCCGTACCGCCTCGAAGTCAGCGCCAAGCAGCGCGATTTCGCCGGAAACCCGCATGCCCTTGCCGGGAAAGCGGACGGCCTGATCGTTCATGGCGTTGACGGACGTCCAGCCCATCTTGGCCATCCGTTCGCGCCAAAGCGCCTTGCGGTCTGCCCGGCCTTCGGCGATCTCCAGCTCCTGAAACCGCGTCAGTGCCGGCAGCCGGGCGCATGGTTCGCCAAGCCGGGCAAAGCGTTCCGCCATCCAGGCCTTGCCGAAGGTCGCGGCAATCACCGAACCGCCCGCGCCTTCCAGACTCTCCGGCACTGCCGTCCAGCGCTTTTCGCGCAGATAGGTGCTGGCCGCGAACTTCACCGTGCGGCCGTTCATCGCCTCGAATGCCAGAAACCCCGGCAGCATGGCGTCGGCAGCCTGTCGTTCTTCCGGTTGGAGCGTCTGCCATTCGGCAAATGCCCGTTCGTCGCTATCGTCGCCGAAGGTTGGCCATTGCCGGTAGAACTTCAGGAAGGCCCGGCGCACGGCCTTGCGGTTTTCAGCCTCAGTCATCCTCGTGTTCCTCCACCTTCCGCGCTTCGGTCGCAGTGCCGATCATCTCCCGCACGGCTCTTGCCCTTCGACGGCGGCGCTCGCGTTCTTCCGGGGACAGCTTCCGGCGCGCCCGTTCCGCCTCCCGCTCTTTCGCCGCTTCCGCCTGTTCGTGCTCGATCCGCAGCAAATCGCGGTCATGCTTCGCCGCCGCATCGACAAGCGCTGAAAGCTCGGCAGGCTTGGGCAGAAACGACTGGAATTTCGGATAGCGGCCGAGCCGCAGGTTCTCGAACACCCGGCGAAGCGCGCCGATTGGCTTGCCCCGCATCGCTTCGGCATAGAACTGCCCGGCTTTGTCTGCGTTGACGCTGTCGGGAATCGCAAAGCCACGGTCCATCAGCGCATCGAGCATGATATCGGACTGCCGTTCGTTTGCCGGCTCAAGAGCCTTGCGCAACCTTCCAATCTCCCCGGCTGATGTCGATAATTTTACGATCTTCGCTGCCATCGTCCTGTCCCATCCGTTTGCGCAAACTGTCCCGAGCGCGCTGATTGTGATCCCTGATTTCGTCGCCGCGTGTGGGCTTGGCCGGCGATGCCCGGGGCGCGCCCTGCTGTCGTTCCTGCATCCATGCCGGCTCAAAGCCCTGCCAGCCGCGACCGATCATGGTTTCCGCCGCAGCGTCAGGATCCGGCATCAGCGCAAACCGCCGTGCGAGCAGTTCGGCAGCCCGGACGGTCAGGTTTTTGCGCAGTGCTTTGCGATGTTCGATAACGGCATCGGCAACCTCCGGCGACAGCACGTCGCAGAGAACCGAATTGGCCGATTTCTTTTGTGTTCCTTTAGGAACACTTTCTTTCTTAACTCTGGCTTCTGGCTTACGCATTGCATCCGCATTGCGGTCGCTATGCGGTCGCATCGAACCGCCATTGTTTTTATTCGCTTTTTCCCAGCGATTTTTCGCAGCCCCTTTTGCCTGCTCCGAACTTTTTTCGCGAAATTGAAATTCTTTTTCCACGCGGCGGTTCCAGAGCCCGCCTCCGGAGCGGATGATTTTGCCGTCATCGAGGAACACATCGAGGTATTGGGAAAACACCTTTTTCGTGCAGCCACACTGCCGCGCCAGCCGCTCGTGGTTCTCGGTCAGCGGTTCGCCCCGCTCATACATCAGCGCCAGCAGCGTGAAGTAAACGCCCATCTCAGCCGCCTTCATGCCGCGCGTGGCAGAAAGCCAGTCAGACATGTAAAAGCGGACATACGGCATCTCGCTCATGGCAAGGCCTCCATCATGCGTTTGGTCATCCCGTCGCCCTCCGGTGCGCCCGCCAGGGCGGCAGTTCCTGCAACAGCTCATAGATGCCCTCGGCAATCGCCGCGCATTTCCGCTTCTGTGGCCATGACAGTTCGCCGGCGCCATTGGCGTCCGACATGCGCCGTTGCGCCATGGCATAGGCACGGGCATCATCGGCAGATATCCGCTCATTGCCGCAACACACCGGGCAGCGGCGGCGGTCACCGGCCAGATAGCCCTGCCCTGCACAATGCGGGCAGCGAATTCGGGTAATCTTCACCGCGCTCACAGCCTGCACTCCCGAACGATCCGGTTCTGCTGAACGCCGATTTCCTCGGCACGGCGCTGCAGATCGAGCGCGGTATTGTGCAGCCGCTTGCCCTCCGCCTTGTGAGCCGCCAGCTCGGAGCGAAACTTTTCGTAGTCAGCCTTCCATTCCGAGTGCAGGCGCCGATATTCGGCAAGCTTCGGGTTTTCGTTGGCAGGCCCGAACATGAAGTCGCGCACCTCCGCGACCCAAGCGCGCGGCACGCCAAGATCCTGCGCCACGCGTTCATCCGTCCACGGCGCGATATAGCCCGCGTCGTCATAGACATCGGCAATCTTGTCAGCGACGATGCGCCGGTCCTCACGCTGCATTTCCGGCGGCGGTTCCGCCCGCTTCGCCGCCGTCGTTGCCGTTTTCGTCTTTCGTGTCGCCATCGCTTCAGTGCCTTCCTTCGTTTTCGGGTGGACGCAGGCAAACGGCCTGTCATCGTAGTCGTTGCCGCCGCAGCGGCTGCAAAAGTAAAGCCCCACACGAACGAGATATCGCAGGGGCTCGTGTCTGGCGGGCTTTGCGTTTCGCTGGTCATCTCAGCCCTCCCACTCGCATCCATGCGCCTTGCTCTCCACGGCGTGGGCAACCCGCATGAAGTTCGCGTATTTTTCGAGGATTTCGGCCGCTTCGCGCGGATCGACCTTGCCGTCGGCAACGGCCTGGATCATGGATTGCGACAGCGCGTGGAAAGCGTCCTGAAATGCTCCAATATCGGCAATGTCCAGCCCGCCGCCGGTGCTATCGGCCCCGTCATCGCGCACAAGCCGATAGCCCAGGAGACGCGCCATTTCACTGACGATGACCGGCGCGCCGGCCTCCATATCGGCTTCGACTGCAACGTCGATTGCCATCACAGTCTGGCCTTTCCGGCTGGGGTCATGGCTCCAGCACTTGGAAATCAGACTCTGTTTCACCCGCGTAGAATGTTGAAATCGCTCCGGCCCGCCGCCCTGCACGACCGAACGGCGGGAAGCCTCGCGCAGACCATCAACAGCCTTCTGCGTGAGCAAACGCTCCATCACAGCACCTCATTGTGAGAATGATTTTGGGGGAAGCATTCACGGCGCTTCTGGTTAGGACCTGCTATCGAGGCACTGTCGCCGCCAAGCACGCCCATGCCTCTGAGTTCACTGAGAAGCGCAATAGCCGAACGAATGAGAGGGAAAATCGCACACCAGAGACTGGAAGATTCCGCGCCCAAGAACGTCATTTCGCTCTCCCGGAGGCAAGGCATGCTGCCCACTCTCGTTGCAAAGTCTTCCGGGTTGCGCCGCGCTTAGGTATGCCTAGGTTCTCCCAACGGCACACCGTGGACGTGTCGACACCGAAATACTCAGCCATTTCGCTCCGAGACCAGCCTCGGCGGGCACGGAGTTCCTTTATGTCGATTTCGCAAATCATGGGACGATGGTGTGCATAACGCACTCTTCAAAGTCAAGTCGAAACGCACACCGTCGCCGTGCAATATGCACATCATGGTGTTTGATGACAGACCAGAAGAATCGAAACGGCTAGAGCAAGCCAGAATTGCCCGAGGCTTCTCCGACGCAAAGTCGGCAGCCAAGTTTTTTGGCTGGAATTACTACACCTACATTCAGCATGAAAACGGGACGCGGGGCATCACTCGCGCAGCAGAGAAGTACGCAAAGGCCTTTCGCATCAGCCCTGCTTGGCTGCTGACTGGCGAAGGCAGCAGCCCCAGACGAGGCGTCCCGCTTAAAGGAAAAGTTGGAGCGGGTGCCGAGGTGGAGGCAATTGACAATGGCGATGTCGAATATGTGGAAGTACCGAGCAATGCGCCGCTGGAAACCGTAGCCGTCAGGGTTTGCGGGGATTCCATGTTTCCCGCATACGAGGACGGGACACTGCTCTATTACTCGCGACTTCTGCCTCCAGACACCATGATCAACAAGCGGTGTATAGCCGAGCTTGGCGACGGACGCATCTTCGTAAAAATCCTCCGCCAGGGCAGCGAAGCCAATACATGGACCCTGCAGAGCCTCAATCCCAACTTCTCAGACATCCCAGATCAGCACGTCCGTTGGGCAGCTCCTATTGACTGGATAAAGCCGGTCTAGCGTCACTCACCAACACTGCTCTTGCCCTCAGCGTAGTCGTCGCTCAACCTCGTTTGGCTACCGTTATGTGCATATTGCACATTATGGCTTGACTTTAAAATGTGCATTTTGCACTCTTGCTGAAAATGGCAAGGGACGCACACCTGATGAAAATGTATCAGTCTCGGCGGCAAGAAGGCTCGGCCACCCCCAAAAAAAGCGGAACAACGGCACACTATCTGAGACGCAAACGAACCGAGGAGATGCTGCTGTGTTCGCCGCACAGACATCCGCTTACAATCGATGATTGCCTGCTGCTTCACCGGGCCAGCCTGGTAGCTGTCATCATCGGCACAATCGCCTTAGCCTTCATTACGATTTGCCAACTCGCATCTATCGAAGCAGCACTTGCTGCATTGGCGGTGTAGAACGTGATGACATCACAACACCTTGGAGCCAAAGAACGCCTTTCAGCCTACCGGGAATTAGTGCTCTCAGCTGTGCCGATAGACCAGATCTCGACCGATCACGAAGCATTGCATCTGGAGATAGACGGCGTGGATACGACCGAACCGGATATCATCAGCACCATCCCTCAAGCTTGCCCAGCGTCCAACCGTGAATTGCTGCTCAAGCATATCGAGATACCGGCCGATCTGATCCGCATGATTGACGCAGCGGCCAAGCTCGACCGAAGGCGCCGGACTGAAATCGAACGCCTGCAGATGGAACTGGAAGCGAGAGGCGGCAGGCCGGCAAAGAACTATGCCGGCGAATGCGCCATGAAATGCAGCGAGCCGGCCTTCAAGGCATTCATGGAAGCCCGACACGCCCTCGCCCGCCCGCTGACAGATGATCGCGTCGCAGCGCGAGTGCGCTCTGTCCTCGCAATTTCAAGCCGAACCGATCTGAACACAAGCAACCAAGCCGCCGCGCGCTGGCGCGAGATGGTCAAAGATTTTGAAAACTGGAGGAAACAGCG